CGTTCGAAGAACAGCGTATCTTTAGTATTGTAAACGACGAAGACATGCCAGAAGAAGAAAAGTTGCTTGCGTTCAATCGAAGTTTTACAAAACTAACAAACGTTACTGTAGGAACTCTTAAATCTAGTATCGCAGCAATAGAAGTCGACGGTAATACTGTAAGAGACGAGAATCATATCAACGAATTTGTTGACAACGCCGATAAAGACCTGTTTAAGAAGGTCACAAACCACTTAGAGGAGCAAAAAGAGAAGTTCTCGATTAAACCTATGGTAGTAGACGCTACAGAAGAAGAAATCGAAGCTGGCGTCCCAGAAACGTACTCAATTCCAATTACGTTCGATCAAGCAAATTTTTTCGGATGAGGGTTTTAACTTGGTCTGTAAAACAAATCCTTGACGAAGTTAAAACCCTAGAAGGACAATGCAAGCAGTTTAAGTATGAATTAACAAAAATGTGCTGGTTTATGAGAGGAGGATTAACGTTTGAGGATGCGTATTACCTATGTCCAGAAGATAGAGAGATTATTGCCGACGTCATCGAAGAGAATCTAAACACAACAAAGGAATCAGGTATGCCATTCTTTTAAGTTTTATAGATATACAAAAGCACTTACTAACGTAGGTGCTTTTTTTTGACAGAACTTGCCCAACCACGAAAGCCAAACAAGATATTCAAGCCAGAGCTTGACATTTATTGAAACATTTTACTTAATGTTAGTGTATTAGCTTCGCTAATACAAGTTTTCGCTTGCGCTCAAACTGCAATGTTTTTCTTTTAATGTTTTTATGTATGAGAGACGAGCTGAGCAACGAAGTTGATCAGTTTTCTTATATTCATCTAGATAGAGGAGCCATAATTCACCCGTACTAGGGGTGAATTTAATGGAGAAACAGAATTTCATCTGAGTGAGCATCACCATCTTAACAAAAGAGATTTGCATTTCTGCATCAGAGGCGGTTGACCGGTACCCCTTACTCTAGCTTCACATAATCAACGGAAGGCAGTTAATTCCTGTTAAGCGAAATCACTTGCCTTTGGGTTGTCTCTTTTTCACAGAGCCCAAATCGTTTAAGCCTTAGTTAGCTTTTGCCTTCCAACTCGTCAATCCGTCGGCGTGTAAAGACGCAGACTCGTGACGGGTCGAGCTTCCCCGACCAAACGGTGTTGGTTTGTATGCCTAATAGTGCCTAAAAATGCCTGTTATTGAGATGTGCAACGGTTTTTGAAGTCTAAAGTGTTGTGTTCAAAGAAGTCGTCGAAGCCTGTAATGCGCCAAGTGTTGCCTTGTTTATCTGTGTAGTCTAAGTGCCTGTTTGTTTGAAACGATTCAGGTAGTTGAAATGCTACGTACTTGCCTTTTCGGTTAAATTTCATGAACAGTATGTTGCAGTCGCCTGGATCTGCTGCTTCTAATGTCTGTTCTAGCCAAGTTTCTAAGATAGGAACTGGACTTTTTGTAAAGAGTTGGTGGAAACTAAAATCTGCGTAATTTTTACACTCGCAATTGAAGTGCTTCCAATCGTCAGGAGGGATAATGTCGCCCTTATGGGCGCGTACCTGTCCTTCAGTTAGTGTATCGCGCCTGTGCGCGTTCTTACCGCCCGTAAAAGCGCCCGAGTCTGGCACTCTTGTGAAAGAATCAGTGTATATCTTCGAGAGATAGGTTGCTATCTCTCGTTCAAATGTCTTTCCCTTTGTCTTGCTCTTGCTGGGCATCTGGCTCTCTCTTTAATTTTACTCCAGGTCGCTCTCTGTTCTCGTAGAACTCGTCTTGAAGTTGCTTGTTCATTAATTTAGCCAACTTCATAATCTTCCTGACGCATTGTTGGTGCGAAAAGTATCTTCTAACACTTGGTCGCTCCTTCCAAAGGTCGTAGGTTTTGAAATATTCTAAGTATGCATTGACGAGTTCGTCGTGTATCTCGTCTGAGGGTGCTATCTTTGACATTTTTACTCCACAATATCTATGTCGTTAGCGTATGACGTAAATCCGCTGTCTTTTACTACTTTTAGTATGTGATTTACTCGTCCAATAAGCTCGTCTTTGTGCGAGATTAAGAAAATGTTTTTCTCACGTTCTCGACCAATCTTCTTGAGTACAGAGAGTGCATTTTCAACACCTGCTGAGTCTAATCCTGAATCAATAAGCTCGTCAATGAACAGCAAGTTTACGTTCTGATAGAGACTCTCCCAAACGTCGCGGAAAGCAAAGCTAAGACCTAATATAAGCCTGTTTCGCTCGCCGCGTGATAAGTTGTCAAAGTCTAAATCTTGGCCTAATTGGGTAATCTCTACTGCAAGATCGTTCTGGAATTCCACTTGATGAGGCAAGCCTAGTTTGTTGAGATAATAAGTGAGTCTGTGATTCAGATACGCTAGGTTCTGGTCGATAATTTTCTTACGAATAAACGAATCTTTATTTGTAAGCAGTTTTAGCAAGAATTCTTGATGCTCTTTGACGTCTGTGTGCTCGTTAACAGGAGTCCAGTCTATTTCTTGAATCGCTTCTTGCTGCAATTCGTCGATTTGACTTTGATACGGATCTTCTTCGTTTTGTTTTGAGTCAAGTGCCTGCTGTAAACCGGCAACATTGTTTTGATGCTCATACGCCTCTTTTATTGTTTCGTAAAATGTATTTGGCTTTCCGTTAATGTCACCGATGTCGTCTAATCCCTTCTGTACTTTTTCGAGTTTGTCAGTCACTTCGTTAAAGTATGACTTAGCATCTCGAAGTTCTTTTGTTTTCTTGTCTAGGATTTCTTGTTTCTTGTCTGCGTGTAGTTCTTGGCCGCAAGCATAGCAGGTAGCGTCTTCGAGGTCTTGGATGTCCTTTTCTACTTTTGCTAGTGCTTTTTCTGCTCGACTTACTGCATTTTCGAGTGTGCTTTTTTCTTTCCGAAGTGCAGTAATCTTGTTGTTAAGCTCAGTCCAGTTTGTTAACAGTTCGTGAGACTCTAGTTCTTTAGCTATGTCAAGGTGCTCTAGCTCTCTAATTCCGCGAGAAAGTTTGTCAATGTCTTGCTTTTTCTTGTTATTCCATGCTTTTTGCTTTGTATGTAAGCTATTAATAGTCTGCTCTATCTTGCTGTTAGCAGTTTGGATTGCTTCGATCTTAAGTGTTTCTTCGGCTATTTGAGCTTTTGAAGCTCTGATTTGTTCCTTAAGAGACTCGGCTTTTTCTGAAAGGATCGTTATGCCAAGTAACTGTTCTATAATGTCACGCTGGTCGTTAGTCCTCATGCTAAGAAACGGTTCAGAATACGTATTTAAGGCAACGATGTGCTTGAACATGTTGTGAGTCATACCTATTAGTTCGCCAATTTCTTCTTGAGTTTTGCGACTGTCGCCTTGAGACTCGTTGTCTTCTTGCTTGTAGTCCTCTTGTCCGATTACATAGAACTTTAGCACATTAGGTGAACGTCCGCGCTCTATGCGATAGTCAACTCCGTCTTTTTCGAAGTGTAAAGTGACCAACATGTTCTTACTGTTTGTTTTGTTGATTAGGTTGTTTTTCTTGATATTTGTAAGTGCTTGACCGTAAAGAGCATAGCTGAGTGCGTTGATGATAGTAGTTTTGCCCGTGCCGTTGCGCGAGCCACTGTCGTCACCACCTTGGTCTAAGTTCTCACCTAAAACAAGCGTTAGTTTTTCTTTATTAAAGTCTAACGCCTGTGATACGTTACCTACGCTCATAAAGTTGCGGACTGTGAGATCTTTTAGTTTTATCATGTTTTATAGCTCGTTATAAATGTCTAACAACAACTTCTTGTCAAAGTTATTTGAGTCAATAGCTGTTATCTCGTTTGATACGATTTGATCCACACTTTCGAAGTGCTCGATGTCAATGTCTGAAGAAATCTCTTCGACTTGTTTCTGCGGTATAAGAGTAATTTCTCTACATTCATACTGGTTAATAAACGTCTCTTTGATAAAGCTAGCTTCTTCGTATGAGATAGGAATGTCAATGGTAACACGCAAGTACATCTTTGATTGCATGATACTCTCTGTGTCCTCGAGTAGTTCTGACAATTTTATCGTACGGTACTTCGGGGCGTCGGGCCAGTTCAAGAATTCTGGCTCAAGGTCGTTTTCTTTGTCGACGATCATCATACCACGGTCGTCATCCCAGGCGTCTGCATAGTTATGAGGAAAGGCATTTCCAATGTAATGTATCTTGCCTTTCTTCTGACGCTTATGGAAGTGTCCTGAGAACACATACGTCTGGTTTTTGAAGTGTTCTGCTTTCAAGTCACCGTGGTCCGGCATTTGCACCATTGCGTTCATATAAAAACTAGGCAACTCAAAGTGTCCAAACAAGTATTTTGACTTGAGCTTACCTATCTTTTTCCATTCGTCGCCTACAAGCCAAGGCACGAGAGCTACGTCGTCTTCTTCTACGATCTCGTTTACTATGGTTACGCCAGGAACGTGCCTGCCAAATTCAACAGAATGAATGTCTCGCTTGTCTTTGTAGTACAAGTCGTGGTTGCCAGGGAAAAAGAAAAACTGGTCAAACGCCTGACCAAGTTTCTCTAAGATTCTTAGCGAACTGTTCATAGTTGAGATGTTTAGCGTATTGCGGTTGTGATGGTAGTCACCGCAAAAGATGCCAGTTTCACATCCTGCTTTTTTTGCTTCTTCAATGTACCAATCTATAAATTCTTCACAGTCTTGATTATGCACCTTAGAGTTGCCTTTCAACCCAAGGTGCAGATCCGTAAAAACGGCTGCTTTCTTAAACATTCGTGTCCTCCAATTTGTAAAGTGTACAGCAATAAGTTGTTGATGTCAAACGATTTTTTCTAATCAGTGTTCTCGTCGTTGCGTTTGACTTCTGCTTCCCACTGACCAACTTGCTGTCTTGTGTAGCTTGGAGTTAAGTCGTTCATCTCTAAGATGTCGTCACGAATGTTTTGGTTCCGCTTTTCTATGTTAATCACTCGCACAAAACTGTTGGTTACTGCTGCTGTATAGTAAGCAAAAGGATTGTCTGATTTACTCTCGTCAAATTGAAGTCCGATCTGCGATAGCTGCAAGATGGCCTGTCCGCGCATCTCGTCGTTGTAGGTATAACCACGAACATTGCCGCGAGTTGCATAGCGATCGCAAAGTTTCATCCACATCTTTGCAAGCTCGTTAGTTGCTTGACCGTGCTCTCTATCAAAGTGTCCGGTGTCTAAATCACCGTTCCAGTGACTCTTTCCAACAAGATGCAACTCACCTTCGTCGTCGAACTTGTAGTGTTCGAACGGCGGAAAGTTGAGCTTGACTTTCGTGTCTGCTATAGTTTTTGGCGTGCGCTTGCGACCCGGTGCATCTGGAATATGATCAAACGTCATAACTCGGAAGATCAGATCTTCCTTGGTGATGCTACTGGCAAAAACTTCGCATTCTGCTTGTTTGACTTTTTCGCCAGCCATCTTTCTGCGTTCGTATTCTTGCGAGCTAAGCCGTTTAGCTTTGTTTCGTTTTGCAGCATCAATAGTGCCGTATTTTGTGTATGGCTCTCCTTTGGAGTCTATTTCTTCAGTTGTTGGAATATGAATATCTTCAATGCTGTCGACTATAATGTCGTATCTGTGATATTCAGGTTGTGTAAAACTGCAAAACGTGTTTTTTGACTTGTGAATCTGTGCTAGTATGTCTTTGTTGTTAAGATAGTTTCTTTTCCTCAATAGAGTCTCCTGGGTTGTTACTGTATTTATTATAATACACGTGGTTTATTTTGTCAACTAAATACTTGATATAATTGGAGAAATTTTAATGGCAGAGTTAACAAACCCAAACGCTAACGGTAACGGCAAAGGTGCAACTCAAGCAAACCAAGACGAGGTTAATGCTTTAGATTCGCTTGGGGAGAGTATTTCTTCTTTCGTGGGCGACTCCTATAACACAGGCATTAAAACAGGTAAACGGTTTATTGATGAAACGTTTACCGCTGCCGGGTTCAACTCAAAGTCTCGTTCTGCAAATATACCTGGTATCCCTACGCAGCGGTCGAAGTCTCCGACTTCGGCTCAGTTCAGTACAGCGTCCGCTGAAGCAGATTGGCGGGTCAAGTTAAGTGTTCCACAGCAGTTTTCTACAGACAGAACCCTTTCACCGTTAGTAGAGGCAGGCGGGCAGTTTGTGTTCCCTTACACACCAACTATTATCGTGGGTCATTCTGCGCATTATAATAGCCTACAACCAGTACATACTAACTATGCTTACCAAATATACGAAAACAGCAATGTACAGGAGATAGTTATCACAGGCGACTTTACGGTTGAAAATGCCAAAGAAGGTAGGTATTGGATTGCAGCTATGCACTATCTAAGGAGCGTGTCTAAGATGTACTACGGTGACGGAGAGAACGCAGGGTCGCCGCCGCCTCTTGTTAGGTTAAACGGGTACGGAGACTACGTCTTTAATAACGTTCCGGTTGTAGTCACAAACTTTACTATTGACCTGCCGTCAGACGTAGATTACGTAGCTGTCCCTATGGGAGACTTGACAGGATTAAATTCACGAAGCGGCCCAGGCGGCGGCTCTGACCCAGGAAACGGTAAAGCTACAGCGTGGGTCCCGTCTCAGAGTCTAATGACTGTTACGGTGATGCCTACATACAGTAGAAAAACTGTTTCGAAGTTTAATTTAAACGACTTTGTAAACGGTGAGTTTATAAGAAATGGAACAGGATTTATCTAAATGGCAAGGTACGCATCAACCAGCCCGTGGCACGACACGAAAATCACCAGCTCTGGCAGCTTAGACATACTGCGTATACGACCGGTGCCTGCAGAAAGCGACGACGCACGGTACACTATTGAAACCCAGTATACATACCGACCAGATTTGTTAGCATATGATTATTACGGTTCTCCTAAGTTATGGTGGGTGTTTGCCCAACGTAACATGGACGTTATAAAAGATCCAGTGTACGATATGCGAGCAGGAACAACTATCTATCTACCAAAGCCTCAGACCCTTAAAAAGTTGTTAGGAATTTAATATGTCTCGAACACCAGGAGAAACCCGCCAAGCAAAGGCAATTGCAATAGCTCGTTCTTCTGGGTTGGACGTTAACTACGAAGTCGACTATGGATTTGAAGACGACTCGTTAAAGACGTTTAACCCAGGCGAAGTAGCTACAAGTAGTTTGAGTAATAACGTTCGTGTCGAAAGTAACAAGTTTAGTGTTAATTCAAGATCTGTTTCTAATTCGTTAGGAGATACTCGAGTTTCTCGCTCCACGCTGTTAGACAATCGTGCAGCCGGAACAGGAGCGTTGCAAGATCCTACAGCAAAGTTCTCGCGTAAGAAAGAGATAGCAAATGCTACAACTGCAACAAGTGGTATCGTCTCGTCTAACACTGCAACAGTTCCGCCTGGACAGATAACAGGGCTAAAGGGAGCAGGCAGCAATCTGCAAAAGGTCTCAGTTGAAGATGTTATGTCAAGTACCACACCACCAGACGTCGAAAGAGTTCCGCCCGGCACAACTTCTGTTATAAAAAATCAATTAAGAGAGTTTGCAAGTTATAACTGTATCTTTACGCTTGGTGTTCTGACTGCTGAGAGTGTTACTGACCCGGTAGGTACTTACAGAAAAAACGGACCAGATTTTACGATTTTAAAGTCTGGCGGTATTGGCTCTGCTAAACGCAAGGTAACAACGGCCTTTGATGATACTGCACCTGGCAATTTAGAGTATTTCATCGACAACTTTAATATGACATCTATTATGTCGCCGAACAGCAAGACAGGAGCAGCTCTTGGTAGCAGATTGTCGTTCCAAGTCAGCGAGCCATATAGTATGGGTGTGTTCTTACAAAGTTTAAAAATTGCATCCGAAGCCGCGCACTATCAAAATTATACAAGGGCAGCATATTTGTTAGAGATTGATTTTATCGGATGGGACACAAACGGCAATTCACGACCTGTAAACTATGCTTCTAGAAAGATACCTATTAGAATAACAAACATAGAATTTAACGTAGAAGCCGGCGGATCGGTCTACGAAGTCGAAGCAATAGTATGGAACCACCAAACATTATCAGATGTAACACAAGAAATACACGAACCGATTAGCATAAAAGGATCAAACGTTGCTAACGTTCTTTCTTTTGGCGCTCAGAGTCTAAGTGCAGTAATTAACTCAAGAGCGCGTGAGTTTGCAGATCGGTCAGAAGACGAAGCTACAGATCTATATGTGATTAGGTTTCCTAAGAGTAGAACTACGTTAGGCGTAGCAGGCGGAGAAGATACTAGTCCAGCAGGTCCTACTGTTAGTGAAGAAGACTCTGAAGCTAGCAACGTCGTACGGACAGAGCAGTTTGTTGACAGGATTGATTCTTTCTTTGGTTCGAGTTCGTCTGGATCGAACAACAACATTTACCAGACATTAACAGGGAACTCAACAACTGACGTTAATAACATAGGCCAGTCCTTGATGTTCGATGACTTCAATCAAGGCACTAACCATCCGTTCCCCCTTGGTATTGATACCTACGACCAAGAAGGCGATGTTTATCGTCGAGGCAGCATCGAGTTAACTATAGAAAACGGTGAAAGAGTCTTTACGTTCCCTCAAGGAATGCCTGTTGTTAAGATTATCGAAGAAATTGTGTTACTCAGTAATTACGCCTCTGCGAACATCAACCAGGTCGATGCAGAAGGTATGATTACATGGTTTATTGTCGAACCTGAGTGTCATCTAATTAACTCTCCTAGGCACGAGAAAGCAACAGGTGACAAACCAAAAGTCTATGTTTATAACGTAGTTCCTTATAGGGTACATTCTAGTACCATGTCTCCCCCGAGTAAAGGAGTAACAGGTGCACAGAACTTAATGAGACAGGTTTCTAAAGAGTACGATTATATCTACTCAGGGTCAAACGACGACGTTCTTGGTTTTGATATACGATTTAATACAGCGTTCTTTGAGGCACTGCGGGCTGACTACGGCAGCTATAGTGGTTCGACTGTTGACGGCAACAAGAGCCAAAGAATCGACTTAGGAGGCCAAAAGGAGTATGTTCGCGATACTGAGCCAGGCGATTTATCAGAAGTTCTTTTTAACAATCGCCGCACTTGGTCAGTAGGTAATTACATAGGTGGCGCTGACTTTACAGATCCTAAACGTAACTTAGCAAAGCAGTTTCACAGTATGTTATTAAACAGTAGCGCAGATCTGTTGACAGCAAGTCTTGAAATCTGGGGTGATCCTTACTTTTTGCCTGATAGCGGGATGGGGAACTATTCAGCAAGCAATAGTGGCCAGACTGCTACGATCACAACAGATGGGACGATTGACTACCAGCGCAACGAGTGTGACATTCTGTTAAACTTTAGAACACCTGTTGACTATAAAAACAACGGCGAAATGGAGTTTCAAGGAGAGACAACGGAGTTAATATCTGGTTTTAGTGGTTTTTACCTAGTCACTCAGATAGAGACAGTTATAAGCGGTAACAAGTTTACTCAGACACTTGAACTAGTGCGGCGTAAGAATCAGTCAACTGAAGGCATAAACACTAGTAGAGTAGTTAAAGAAAGCCCAGGGCAACACGTCGAGCAACCTGCCGGAATTGCTGGAGTAGGTACTGGGAATAACACTCCAGGACCGGACCCGCGCCCGCCGGGATAGGACTAATCAAGGAGTAGGGCGTAGTTTCCCGATAGACGTTGAGCAAGAAGTAGAGTCACGAATTCAGATCGATCCGCCGAATAGACAAGGATTTTAAATGGCAACAGAAAGAAGAACAGATGCAGCTAGGTCACTTAAAGAGCTAGGTTTTACAGGATCCGGACCATTCGAGGCAATAGTTGTAAGCCACTTAGATCCTAATTATATGGGGAGTTTAAGAGTAGACCTGTTAAGGAAAAACAATGCTGGGTCTTTGCCTGAGAGAGTAGGGTCTACTATTGAAGTAAAGTATTTGAGCCCGTTTTATGGTGTTACAAACTATAATAACACAACAGCAAACGATGGCTACGAAAACACTCAGAAATCTTACGGTATGTGGTTTGTACCACCCGACGCAGGTTCAAAGGTTCTAGTTACTTTTGCAGAAGGTGACATATCAAGAGGCTATTGGATCGGGTGTATACAAGATCAGTACATGAACTTTATGCTACCGGACGGTAGAGCAAGTACAGAGTTAACCACAAACGGCACCCCTGGCGATCTGAAGGGTAAAAAACTGCCTGTCGGCGAGTATAATAAAAAGATCGCAGAAAAAACAGCAAAAGACCCAACTGCGTACCTAAAGCCGTTTAACGAAGACTTTGTGACTTCATTACAAACTCAAGGTTTAATAGACGACGAAAATAGAGGCACTACTACATCGAGTGCTAGAAGAGAAGTACCAAGTAGTGTATTTGGAATTAGTACCCCAGGTCCCATTGACAAACGTCAAGGGGCGTTAAGGGGTCTGTACGGCGAAGCAAGTTCTAAAGCCAACGTCTTTGTAAACAGACTAGGTGGATTTAGCTTTGTAATGGACGACGGCGACGATAAATTCATTCGCAAGACTCCGGCAAGTGAAGGCCCGCCAGAATACGCTAGTATTGAATCGGGTGATAAAAAAGGAGAGCGTACTATACCGCATAACGAAATTCTGCGCTTGCGTACAAGAACTGGTCATCAGATCTTAATGCATAACTCTGAAGACCTGATTTATATCGGCAACTCCCGTGGCACTTCGTGGATTGAGTTATCAAGCAATGGAAAGATAGACATATATGCTAACGATAGCATAAGTGTTCATTCAAGTCAAGATTTAAATTTCACTGCTGATAGAGATGTGAACATCGAGGCAGGTCGCAATATGAATATGCGCGCCAGAGGACGAGACGACGTAGGTGGAAATGTTCAAATAGAGAGCAAAAAAGACACTAACATCCTTGCTGAAGAGAATATGAAGATTGACGTCAAGAAGTCAAAGGACGTAAACGTAGTTGAGGATTACAGGCTTACCTCCGGCAAGGACTGCAACGTTAACGTTTCGGGGCAATATCTAGTATTAGCTGATTCAGCTCAGGTCAAAGCTTCGGCTAATATTAATCTAGACTCAGGTGCAGTATTAAACGGATTAGGAGCATCTGGTGTGAACATCGAAAGCGGCGGTGGGCCGTTGAATGTACTTTCTGGTGCCGGTTTAAACTTAAACGGATCAGGACCTGTTAACATATTAGGTCCGTTAGTTGCTATAGATAGTATTGTTTCTCTTGCTGCTGGCGCCGCCGGACCAGCAGGACCTGCTGAGACAGCACAAGAGGCGTTTACAGCTAGCGAAGTAGAGCCCCTTTTAGTACACACAAATACACAAGTTGTTCCTAGTGATTTGTCTACGATTACGGTAGAGTCGATAGTTAAACGTATGCCTAGCCACGAACCTTGGTTACAGCATGAGAATTTAGCACCAACGAGCGTAACTCCGGAGAAGACCGATATTACAATTGAAGAGGCTATTGCTGATGCAAAACTTATAAAGACACTAGATACGTTTAGAAAGAGTGTGTCGCAGTCTTCGGATAATAGCAGTAACGGTAATAATGCTGCAAGTAGTGAAACCGGCGGCGACTCGTTAGGTTTACCTACGAGCTAATTGACTAGGATAAATACTGCTATGAGCACACTAGAAAAGAATCTTTACAAACGAGTACAAGCAGAATCAGCACAACAGAACCGGCAGCCGACTGCAAGTACTATCTACCGTGGGATTAGTACAGTTAATCCTGAGAACGACGGTTTCCGCCTCTACGATGTCTCTATTATTAAGCAAGACATAATCAATCACTTCCATATTCGCCAAGGCGAGAAACTTGAGAACCCTGAGTTTGGAACTATTATATGGGACATTCTTTATGAGCCTTTAACAGAGAACCTAAAGCAAGCGATAGTAGAAAACGTAGAGACTATTGTTAACGCAGACCCTAGGGTTCTAGTTGATCGAGTTATTGTGGATACGTTTTTTAATGGGATTCAAATAGAGTGTGTAATTACCTACCTTGACTACAGCATTTCAGAGCAGATGCGTCTACAGTTTGACCAGTCAAACGGCTTGATTGCGTAATTATATACGCAGTTATCTCAAACAAATAAATACAAATATAATAGAGGAAAGCACATGTCAGCCACTGATAGACAGAACCGTTTACTGGTCGCAGAGGACTGGAAAAGAGTTTACCAGACCTTCCGTAACGCAGATTTCCAGAGCTATGACTTTGACAATCTGAGACGCACGATGATCACATATTTGCGTGAGAATTACCCTGAAGACTTTAATGATTACATTGAGTCGTCAGAGTACCTTGCGTTGATTGATTTGATTGCATTCCTAGGACAGAACTTGGCGTTCCGTATTGACTTAAATGCTCGCGAAAACTTTCTTGAACTTGCAGAACGTAGAGAAAGCGTTCTGCGTCTTGCACGTCTAATCAGCTACAATCCGAGCAGGAACCAAGCAGCAAACGGCTTACTTAAATTTACTGCAATTAGGACTACCGAAGACTTAATTGACAGCAACGGCGTTAACCTTAAAGGACAAACGATTCAATGGAACGATAGTACCAATGCAAACTGGTTTGAGCAGTTTATTAAAATAATGAATACTTGTTTACCAGTTAATAATGTGTTCGGCCGTCCAGCAAAAAGAGACGTTGTTGCAGATATTCCTAGCGAGCAATATCGCGTAAACGGGTTAAACACAACAGTTCCAGTTTACAGCTACGATAAGACGATTGAAGGGAAGTCAACCCCGTTCCAGATTGTTTCGACGGACCTTGTTGACGGTAACGTCGAAGAAGAAGCTCCTTTGCCAGGTAACAACTTTGCCTTTTTGTATAGAGATGACGGACGAGGTCCAGGCAGCTCTAATAGTGGGTTTTTTACACATTTCCGCCAGGGCATTCTTGATAACGGTCAGTTTTCTATAACCCAGCCAACTGCTAACCAAACAGTGGCTATTGATACAGTTAATATTAATGACTCTGACGTTTGGTTGTATAAGTTAGACTCAAACGGTAACGAACAAGAACTATGGACAAAGGTCGATAGTGTTGAAGGTAATAACATCATTTACAACAGCATTAGTAAAAACATACGTTCTGTATACAGCGTGTTGACTCGTGTTGATGATCGGATTAACTTGATCTTCTCTGACGGTGTGTTTGGAGAGTTACCGAAAGGTAGCTTTAGAAGCTACTATAGAATCAGTGAAAACCGAGGAATGATCATAACTCCAGCAGCAATGTCTGGTATAAACTTTACTATCCCTTACTTGAGCAAACAAGGGCGCCCAGAAGAGATTACGTTTACAGTAGCACTTCAGACAACTGTTAGTAATAGCTCGCCTAGTGAGTCAAATGCGAGCATTAAGTCTAATGCTCCGTCAACCTATTATACACAGAACAGAATGATTACTGGTGAAGACTATAACGTTGCTCCGTTGGCAATCAGTCAAGAAATTGTTAAGGTTAAGAGTGTTAACAGAACCTCTAGCGGTATCTCAAGATTCTTTGACTTAATTGATGCCACCGGAAAATACAGTAATACAAATCTCTATGGCAACGACGGCGTTGTTTACAAAGAATTTGTTGATAGAACAACTACGTTCTCTTTTAATACACAAACAGATATTGAAGGTGCGATTATAAACATTGTCGAACCAATTTTAGGTAACAGAAAACTCGAACACTTTTATTATGACCGTTTCCCAAGAATAGGAACAATTGGTCTGAACGCATTTTGGGTGCCTGAGACCTCTGATACAAACACGTTCACCGGCTTCTTAAGTGACTTAGTTAGCGCAGAAGACGAGTTTTTAAGAGTTGGTAGTTTTACGTCAACTAGTCTCAGATTTTTAAAGTCAGATAGTCTACTTAGGTTTGTTGCTCCTGACGGGTCTCATTTCAACAAAGATAACGTCATAGAAACTGGCGCACCTTCTAAGCTAGGTGACAAGACTTATATTTGGACAAAAGTAATTAGAGTTGCAGGCGACGGTGCTGACCAAACGTTAGGAGAGAACCAAGGTGGTATTTCTCTAAGCGACGATATCCCAGAAGGTGCACTTCTGGGAGAGATTCGTCCGAGCATTGCTAGTACATTAATCGACGACGTAAAAAGACAGGTGATAGACCAGACGTTTGCATTTAATAACTTTGGGTTGCGATTTGATGTGGAACTACAGCGTTGGAGAATTATTACAGCTTCAAACCTTAATGCTCGCGGAGAGTTTAGTACAGGTTTCGCCGGTGACACCAGCGGCCAGGGCCTTGATGCAAGTTGGTTGTTAAAGTTTGAGACTTCAGGCGAGCGGTATAAGGTTACTTATAGAGGCCTGCGTTATGTGTTTGAAAGTGATAAAGAAATAAGGTTCTTTTACGACTCTACTGATAAGGTTTTTGATATTAAAACTGGTAAACTATCTAAAGATAAAATCTCGGTGTTGAACATTAACAACCAGCCAGATAGCGTTGCCCCGTTTACAACAGATTTTGTTTGGGAAATTTTAGAGGAGTATAGAGACAAAGAAGGATACGTAGATACTTCTCGCGTAGAAGTAACATTTTCTGACAGAGACAACGACGGGGTTGTAGATGACCCTGAGTTGTTTGATCACATTGTTGCTCCTTCTGTACCTAATATAGATCGTAAAACCGTTGTACAAGAAAAGTATACCACTTCAGCAGGCACCGAAGATTTTCGATATGTAAATGCTGAAGAAGCAGGAATAAGATTATTTGAATCAGAATCTGATAAAGATTTTCCGACGCCTAGTCAACGAAACGACGGCGAAGTCTTTTATCTTAAAGATATAAACTTGTTTAAAGTGTGGAACTCAACTACACTAACCTTTTCGGTAACTGGTGATTACAGAGCGTTTATTGGCCGAGATGACTTAAAGTTCCATTACGTGCACACTGCTGACGCTAACACTAGGATCGATCCTAGTGTTAGCAACATTATGGACACATACCTGCTTACTAGAGGCTACGACAGAAGCTATAGGTTGTACCTAGACGACCAACTAGAAGAGAGACCAAAGCCTCCTAGCTCAGATGAGTTGTTTAGGTCGTTCGGAGCAGAGATAAACAAGATAAAGTCAATAAGCGATGAAGTAATCTATCATCCGGTTAAGTACAAAGTATTATTTGGGCCAAAGGCGAACGAAGATTTGCAGTCTACATTTAAAGCAGTTAAGAACCCTGAAGTCGTTCTGAATGACAATGAAGTCAAGACTAGGATTATTAGCCTAGTCAACCAATATTTTGCGTTAGATAACTGGGATTTCGGTGATGTCTTTTATTTCCAAGAGTTAGCAACATTTGTAATGAATAGGATGGCCCCTGACTTAGTAACATTTATTATTGTTCCTAATCAATTAGGGCAAGGTTTCGGTAGCTTATTTGAGATACGTTCTCAACCAGACGAAATCTTTATTAGCGGAGCAAGTGTGTCTGACATAGAACTAATAGACGAGATTACAGCAACTAGGTTAAACTCAAACGGCAAGGTAGTGACAACATCAAGTGCTTCGACAAACAGCGGAGTCCAAAGTGCGGCTTCGGCAGGAACATTAAATACTTCTGGAGGACTTAGCTTCTAATGTCTAACAATGACCAAAATGAATCTCCACTACCAGTAGGAGACAACAACAAGAGAAAGAGTTCTGAGTTACTGCCTCGGTACTTCAGAACTCAGGCCAACGAAAAAATCCTTGGCAGTACATTGGACCAAATGGTCCAGCCAGGAGTTGCTGAAAAAATTGCAGGGTTCTATGGTCGAAAAACTGCCAGAGCTTTTCAGCCAGGTGACACTTACATCGAAGACGTAAACGAACAGCGTCAGAATCGTCAGTTAGAACCGGCTACTGTAGTTAAAGATAGTCTAGGTAATGTAGAGTTTTACAAAGACTACTCTGACTTTGTGAATCAGATTTCAGCCTTTAACGGCGACGTGTCTGACCACAGTTTGCTAAATGCTCAAGAATATTATGCTTGGAATCCGAACGTTGACTGGGACAAGCTAGTTAACTTTCGTGAATATTACTGGCTTCCTAATGGTCCTCAAACAGTTCAGATTCTCGGTCAGTCGGAGAATATAAAAAGCACATATAAGGTTACAACTGAGACCCAAGACGGTACTACAGTATACAAGTTTTCGAATAGGTTAGCAGTTAACCCTATTATTACGTTGTATAGAGGACAAACGTATCGCTTTGAGATTGACACACCAGGGTTTCCTTTTGCATTTACTCGAGATAGCAAGTTTACAATTCCAGACCCGCTGTCTCCTAGTGAAAATATCTCAAGCCAATACGTTGAAGGACAAACATTTTTTAATGTAGACGGTAACGAAGTTGCTCCGCAATATATCGAAAACGGCGTTATTGAATTTACAGTTCCGTTACAGTCACCTGACCATTTATTTTACTTGAGTGAAGTAGACGCCAATACAGGAGGATTCATCAAGGTATTTGACATCGGCGTCGGTTCTACTATTAACGTAGAAGAAGAAATACTCG